CGGATGGCGCTAGGTAACTCTGGGGAGAAAGCAGAGGCGGGAGAATGACTCAAAAAAGCATTACAACATGGGCGCACGCATCCCGCGTGCAACCTGATGAGGTGACGTATGACCTTGAGCGTACCGTTGTGGGTTCTGTGTTTGCTGGCGTTACCGCTGATCGTTGTGGGCAGTGTGGCGCTTGCGATCGGGCTGTGGTTCCTGTGGCAGTGGGCGACGGGGAGGTTAGTGACATGGAAGTGAAGTCGGCATTGGAGCGGGCCGCGTTTTGGCTTGCAGAAGCCGAAAACATTGGCCTAGACGTGAATTACGATCCTGACGGCTACCTGGCTGTAATCCGCGATCTTGTTGCAGAAGTTGAATTCCAGAATACAGTTTTGGAAGGCTACCGAAACGAACAACTCAGGTTGATAAACGGTTCGCAGCGAGCACTACGCGCCTACCGGGTGCTGCGACTAGCTGTTGACGCCATGATGGCCCCGCTTGGGTATCACGGAACGATTTCGGCGTCAGATGGTCGCGTTCAATCCATTATGGATGCGCTGGAGCAGGTTGATGCGGAGGACAGAGCGTGACTCCATTTGCATACCTCAACCAAACAAATAGCAGCGAAAACCCGCCGCACGGATGGAAAGTAACGCTGCTTGATGGGCAGATTCCAGTGTTTTCGTCATGTCAAGTTGAGTGCTTGCGCAAGGAATTGGACCGTGCATGGCGCGAAGTCGATGCCATCGCCAGGGAGCGCGACGAGCACCTCCGCTGGCGAAAAGAACTTGCCGATGATCTCGGTGAAGTTGAAACGATTCGAGATGCTCTCGCTCGTACTGTTAATACGCAAGACGCGGAGTTGCAGGTTCTGCGCAAAGTGGTTCAATCATATGAAACGCTTCGAGCCGAGGCGGAAGAATGGGAATGCGACGGGCTTGGCCTGTGGGCGCAGCATGGGTGGTGGGAGGCTGTGGACGAGGCTATAGAGGCGCGGATGGCGCTAGACAACGCTGGCGAGAAGGAGGCGGGAGAGTGATTCACTACCACGGCACTCCGATTACGCCTCGCTCACAGCTTGAGCGGATGGCGGGACGTCACTTCTGCGTGAGTTTTGCGGAATCACGCGACTTGGCGACCTGTCTGCGTATCGGTCAATCCGTGATGCTGGACAACGGCGCCTTTTCGACTTTCACGCGCGGCGCCGAGTTTGATGAGGCGGGGTTCTACGCATGGGCAGAAAGCGCGCTGGCGCATCCTCATTGGGCAGTTGTGCCGGATGTAATCGACGGAACGGTAGAGCAACAGCGCGAACTTGCATCGCGCTGGCCGTTCCCTCGGGAGTTTGGGGCGCCAGTTTGGCACCTTGGTCTGCCGGTCGATTACCTGCTAGAGCTGGTCGATTCTTGGCCGCGCGTGTGTCTTGGTTCGTCTGGTCAGTTTTGGCAGGTCGGATCGGCTAGGTGGACGGCACGGATGACTGAGGCAATGAACGAACTCGCACGGCGCAGGCGTTTTATGCCCAACCTGCATGGGTTGCGAATGCTTGGGGTTGCAGCATCCTGGCCCTTGGGGTCTGCGGACAGTACGAACGTAGCTCAGAACTTCAAACTGGCGCCGCGCGGTTGTGCAGAGTGCAAGGCGGCGGAAGTGGACGCGACCCAATCTCTTAGCAGGTGGGTCGTGCGGGATGTTCAACAGGAATTGTGTTTGTAGGAGGGGAGCATGTTGGTTGCCGCTGTTGTGATTTACGCGCTGGCGATGGTGTCGGCCAATCTTCTAGTGTTTGCGTTTGGACCGTGGGTAAGTCCGATCAACTCGTTCTTTTTGATCGGCCTTGACCTGACTATGCGGGATTGGCTGCAGGTTCGTATTCGGCCCCTGCAAATGTTGGCGCTCATTTCCTTTACTGGAGTGCTGACATTCATCCTAAATCCTGCCGCCGGAATGATCGCGGTGGCGTCTGCGGTTGCGTTTACTGGCGCTGCGTTTGTTGATTGGGCCGCATTCACTAAACTTCGTGGATCGTGGATGTTCCGGGCGAATGGGTCAAATGTCGCGGGGGCTGCGGTTGACTCGCTGATCTTCCCGACGCTGGCGTTTGGGGCACTGCTGCCGCATATCGTGGCGATGCAGTTTGTTGCGAAGGTTGCGGGCGGCGCAATGTGGTCGCTTGTGCTGCAACGGGTGCGTGCATGAATATCTATCGCGTCAACTTTTCAGCAAAGTGCCCGTCCAATGGCAAGACCATTGATTACGCGCTGCGTATTTCTTCATGCCGCATGATTTTGGTCGAAGACATTCTTGCCGAGGTTGAGCGTGTTAAAGACAGTTGGCATGAAGACATTGCCGCAATCCTGCATTCTCGATTCGGCGGGTCGCAGGTTTTGCGAGCTACGCATCATGGGGTGCATATCACGACGATTCACGGAGAGGGGTAATGAACTGGATCAACGGCAGCGAGCATGTGCGTTTACTGCTACGCGATAACAAGGTCGTCGGATGTGTTTACCGGGACACCAAGTATGCCGTGCGGCACCAGATAGACGCCTGGCGGGTGAATCAAGACCTGGAAACGCTTTACCTGACCGAGAAAGCGGCGATGCGTGCGGCAGAGGGGGCGGCATGAAAACAGCAGAGTCCCGCTACCTTGCCCGCTTGGCGCAACTGGATTGCGTCTTGTGTGGAGATACCCCGGTCGAGATTCACCATTTGCGCACTGGGCAAGGCATGGCGCAACGCGCGCAGCACTGGCTCACCATGCCCCTTTGCCCGGACTGCCATAGAGGCCCGAGGGGCGTGCATGGCGACAAACAGCGGTTGTACGCGCAAAAGGTGGACGAGTTGGATTTGCTGGCTAGGGCGATAGAGGCTTTGTATGCGACGCGGTAGCCGACACAACCTAACCCGTGCCGAATGGCAGGCAGGGTACACATACGTCTATGCTGCACGGGGGAACGACCTACCGCACGCCAAGCTAAACCCGGCAAAGGTGCGCGAGATACGCGCCAGCACGGAACCCGGCTCGCAAGTGGCAAAGCGGTATGCGATCCATGAAAACACGGTTTACGCTATCCGCAGAATGGAGCGGTGGGGATGGGTACGGTGAATGTGCAGCACGCCCAGCGTATACGATCTTTCCTGTCTGGAATGCTGCTTACGGCTAATCCGCAGTATGAAAGACCCAAAGGTAGCGGCAGAGGTTATCCGCCGCAGGATGGGCGAGGAACATTTGCAACGGGTGCGGGAGGCATGGCGTGAGTCCAACGGAGAGAAGCCTGAAAGCGTTACGCGCTGACGGCTGGCTTTGCCAAGTGGTCGAGAAGTGGAACCCGCATAGCCGGACAAGACTTGACCTATTCGGCTTTGTAGACATTCTCGCCCTGCGGGATGGCGAAACGCTAGCAGTACAGGCCACAAGCCGAAGCAATGTTTCTAGCCGGGTGAACAAGATTGCCGAGCATGAAAACGTGGCGGCAGTCAGGAAGGCGGGATGGCGTTTGCAAGTGTGGGGGTGGTCAAAAAACAGTGCCGGACGGTGGGATGTTCGGGTCGTGGACTTAAGCTAGGGGGAAGAATGGACGGAGGGAAGAAGCCTCGCACTGGCCGCAGTACCGTGGGCCTGGTCTTGGAGCTGCTGCACACACGCCCGCTGACGGTGGCGCAGATAGCCGGTTCGTTTGGCGTTACAACTCAGCAGGTCCGCAATCAGGTGCGATCCCTGCGTGCCAGTGGGCTTATCTGGCAGGCTGGCACGACTGGCGAGCAGGATGCCCCGATTTGGACTGCTAAACCCGAGCGGGGCAACACGCTTCCCGGTGCGTTCGACGGCAAGACGCGGGTCACGGCTAAGAAAGTCATCAAGTTCGATAGCGTCACGATCAACTGGCAAAGCGCCGTGCCGACGGATGACAGTGAGGAACAGGACTTTCTCGACAACGCCCTAGACCTGTGGGGCCGGTGGATGCGGCAGAAAGACTCCCGGAATCTGAGCTACCCTCCCCGGTGCGTAGGCCTGGCCGGGGGATGGTTGGTCAAGGAAAGCGAGGAACTCTACGACGCTGCCGACCTGCGGCTAATCCGGGCGACGGATGCCGTAATCGGCGACCTGCCGACCCGGGAGCGGATCGCCCTGTGGACAAGCGAAGGGCTCTGCCGCCCGGAACGGGACGGGAGTTGGATCGTGGACGCGATGCAACAAGCGCGGGTGTCAGTGCTGCGGGGGTTGGCGAACAAGGGGTTTGAGGTGACAAAGTGAATCCGGAAACTAGCGCAATGGATGTGCTGCGCCAAGCGATTGAAGAACGTGACGCAATGGAGCAGAGGCTTAACGACCTAGCCGAACGCATGGAATACAAAGGCAATAGCGTTGCTTGGTGGTATAGCAAAGCCACTGCCTACAGGGCTGCCATAGATGCGGTGTGGACTGAGTTGCGGGCGGCGGGAATTGTGGCGGATGGCAAAAAAACTAGCGCGGAGGCGGTTCGGGAATTAGCGATCAAAAGGTTTGGGTGACAGTATGAAAAAAGACCCTGTGGGGCGACTAGATCGCGCAATACAAGAACTTGCGGCTTTGGTGCTTGAGCGTTCTGCACTGAATACGGAAATCAACCGGATTCTGGCCGCCCATATCGCAATCAAGCAACAGAAGCGCGGGACACTCAAAAGGTTGATAAGGGGGGAACGCAATGACAGATCGTGAGCTTTTGGAACTGGCGGCGAGGGCGGCGGGGTTATGGGACGAATCCGACCCAAGCAACGGTCTGCTAAAGAACACGGGCCAGTATTGGAACCCGCTGACAGACGATGGTGACGCCTTCCGGTTGATGTCCGACCTAAGACTCAGCGCGTTCCTGTCTGAAAAGCTGCAAAACGCTCATGTCTACGCGCACTACCAAAACCCGGCAAGCCCCGGCGTTGGCATCGTTTCTGGCGGACTGTCTGCCGAACTGTTGCGCCGCGCCATTGTGGAAGCTGCCGCCCAGATCGGCAGGGCTTGCACTTCTGGACCTCCCAAGGAAACCCGCATTCTTACGGCCAAGGAAGTGGAAAGCGGCCTTCGGGAAGAAGTCGCCAAGGTGGGCAAGGAAGGCGACCTAACCGAACAAGATCAGGCTAAGTTGCTCGCCTGGCAAAGGCGTGGCTTACGGGAATAGCCCCTTGCACTTCTGGCGAAACGAGTTAAAATGCGCCTTGGGTGGGCATTGCTCGCCCTAAAGAATTGCAACGCCTCGGCTAATCCCCGGGGCGTTTTCTTTTGCCTGCCGCCGCCGTCGCGTCCTCACCCCTCCCCCCTCCCTGGGACGCACGAGCGTGCGGCGGGCACCCCTACATAGGTGGCGCATGAGCAAGAAACGCACAGAGCCGTCGCCTTGGGAACTTGCTATGGGCATTGGCCTAGGCAAGAAAGCCGGGCGCAAGGCTAGACAGGCAGAAAAAGCCGCCAAGAAAGCCAAATTCGCCCCTAGGCGCGCCGCACCAATCTTCTACGCGCCGCCTGACTCCAATGCGTTTCTAGAGTCCTTTGAGTGGCGCAGGGTGCGGATGCAGGCCCTAAAGCTGCATGGCGCGCGTTGCCAATGCTGCGGCGCAACTGCCGCCGATGGTCTGCGTATCCATGTAGACCACATCAAGCCCCGGAAGCTATTCCCTGAGCTTGCTTTGTCTGTGGACAACTTGCAGGTGCTTTGCGAAGTCTGCAACCACGGCAAAGGCAATTGGGATCAAACGGACTGGCGCAGCCAAGAAACGGATGTGGCGCCAGAAGTCCACGAGCTGCTTAGGAGCTTCTAGGCGGCCACCCTTTCTGTTAGTAGACACTAACGCGAACAATCCCAAGGAACTCGCAGTGGCAACCCGTGGCCGACCTTCCGATTACACAGACGAGCTAGCAGCGAACATCTGTTCGCGCATTGCCTCGGGCGAGCCATTGGTCAGAATGTGCCGGGAAGAAGGCATGCCAAGTGTCGTAACTGTTTACAGGTGGCTGGCGGCAAATGTCGATTTTCGTAACATGTATGCGCGCGCCAGAGAAGATCAGGCCGACACGCTGGCAGACGAGATAGCCGAGATTGCCGACACCGAGGACGACCCGAACAAGGCGCGGGTGAGGATTGACGCTCGCAAGTGGGTTGCTGCCAAGCTCAAGCCGAGGAAGTACGGCGACAAGATGGCCCTGAGCGGCGATCCTGAGCAGCCGATCCGGCACGAGTTCGCGTGGAAACACGGCGAGTAGTCATCCCGTACACGCCTCGGGATGCGTTCAAGGCGTACCACGACAGTGACCGCCGGTTTCGGATCACCGTAGCCCACCGTCGAGCAGGCAAGACGGTCGCCCGGATCAATCAGCTAGTGCGTGCTGCCTTGTCTGAGACTAGGACGGGCGCCCGGTTCGGATACGGCGCTCCCACCTTCGTAGCTGCCAAAGACATTGCTTGGGGCTACCTCAAACACTTCTCTGCTCCTGCTGTGCAGGCTACAGGCGGGAGGTTCAACGAAAGCGAACTGAGCGTCACCTTTGGCCATAACGAGTCAATGGTGCGGCTCTACGGTCTAGAGAACTATGACCGGCTGCGCGGCCTGGCCTTTGCTGGCTTTGCGCTAGACGAGGCGCAGGACGTGGTTCCTGTGGCCTTGACTCAGGTGATTCTCCCCGCCCTGACCGACTGGAAAGGGTTCCTAGACGTGTCAGGAACTCCGAAAGGGCGTGCCGGACTTCTTTACAGGCTCTATCAGGAAGCTCAGACCAAGCGGGATGAATGGTTCTGCCAAACTCTGAAAGCCTCGGAGACCGGAATCATCCCTCCCGACGAATTGGGCCTGATGCGTCGCACCATGCCTGATAACGAGTATCAGCAGGAATTTGAGTGTTCGTTTGATGCTGCGGTGACCGGGGCCTACTACGCCAAAGAGATTGCCGACCTGGAAAGCCGGGGGCAGATTACCGAGGTTCCCTACGATCCCGCCTGCCAAGTGCAGACGGTTTGGGACTTGGGCATCGCGGACAGCATGGCAATCTGGTTCGTCCAAGCTCCAAGGGGTGGAAGCGTTCGGGTGATCGACTACTACGAGGCTTCTGGTTTCGGGCTGGATCACTACGCCGAAGTCCTGCGGAACAAGCCTTACAAGTATGGCGACCATTGGGGGCCGCATGACCTGGCGGTGCGCGAGATTGGCACGGGACGCAGCCGGATCGAGACGGCTTTGCAACTCGGCATCCGGTTCCGCACGGTTCCCAATCTGCGGGTAGAGGACGGCATTAGCGCCGCTCGCCTGCTGCTGCCGAGGTGCTACTTCGACAAGGCTAGAACGGCTACCGGGCTGGAATGCCTGCGGTTGTACAGAGAAAAGATCGATGAAAAGCGCGGTGTCTCTATGGGGCCGCTGCATGACTACACCTCACACGCTGCCGATGCGTTCAGGTATCTGGCGCTTGTGATCCAAGAACCGATCATCCGGGAGGAAGAATCCCGGGGTCGGCCTGTTGAATTTGGCTGGATGGGATGAACCTTGGCTAAAGACACGGACATTATTCGGGAGGCACAAGAGGCGTTTCAGTACGCCCAAGATGCCGAGTCCGAAAACCGCGCCACAGCCATAGAGGACACGGAATTCGCTCGCCTGGGCGAACAGTGGCCCGAGGAAATCCGCAAGCAACGGGAGCGCGAGGGGCGTCCCTGCCTGACCATCAACCGCCTGCCCGCGTTTGCCCGGCAAGTGGTCAACGATGCCAGAATGAACCGCCCGCAGATCAAGGTTGTGCCGGTCGGGAATGGGGCGGATCAGGTCACGGCTCAGGTATTCGGTGGGCTCATCAAGAACATTGAGGCTCAATCGAACGCAGATATCGCCTATGACACGGCGGTAGAGGGCGCGGTCTATGGTGGCCTGGGTTACTTCCGCATCAGCACGGATTACGCCCACGATGACAGTTTCGACCTTGACCTGAAGATTGAGCCGATCTTCAACCCGTTCACGGTGTACGGTGATCCCAAGGGCGCGGGTGCGGATTCGTCCGATTGGAACTTTGCGTTCGTCACCGAACTGCTGCGCAAGAAAGAGTTTGAGAGGCAATACCCCGGCGCCGAGGCTTCCGGTTGGGATGGCGACCAAGACAGCGAGAATGCCGAGGACGGCGATACGCAGGTCCGGGTGGCTGAGTATTGGAAGCGCACGGACACCAAGCGCAAGATTCTGCTGCTCAAGGGGCCGCAGGGCGAACGGGTGATCGACGCGCGCCAGTGGGAGAGGGACGAGACTCGGGCCATCCTTGAGTCTGCCGGATTCCAGGTAGGCGGCGAGCGTGAAACCAAGTCCCAGAAGGTCACGCAATACCTGCTGACCGGCTCGGAAGTGTTGGATACAGTGGAATGGGCGGGGAAATATATCCCGATCGTCCCGACCTACGGCGAGGAAATCAACGTAGCCGGGAAGCGTTACTTCCGCTCGCTGATTCACAACGCCAAGGACGCGCAGAGGCAATTCAACTTCTGGCGCACTGCTACTACGGAACTGGTCGCCCTTGCGCCCAAAGCCCCATTTATCGGCCCTGCCGGGGCTTTCCAGACCGACCGGAACAAGTGGGCGACGGCCAACAGCAAGAGCCACGCCTATCTAGAGTATGACGGCCCCCAAATGCCGCAACGGCAGCCCTTTGCGGGGGTTCCTGCCGGTGCGCTGCAAGAGGCTTTGTCGGCTTCGGACGATATGAAGGCGATCCTCGGCATCTATGACGCTTCGCTAGGTGCCCGGAGCAACGAAACCAGCGGGCGGGCAATCATGGCTCGCCAAAGGGAGGGCGATGTATCGACCTTCCACTTCATTGACAACCTGAACCGCTCTATTCGCCACGCTGGCCGCATCCTCGTGGACTTGATTCCGCAGGTGTACACGCCCGGGCGGATTATCCGCATCCTGTCGGATGAGGGCGAAAGCGCGAATGTCCCGTTGGGTCAACCCGTGCAAGGTCAACCGGGCGAACCGCCGAGGGTGTTTGACCTGGCGGCGGGCAAATACGATGTAGAAGTTAAGGCCGGGCCGAGTTTCACCACGCGACGCGAGGAAGCTAGACAGGAAATGGCGCAAGTCCTGCAAGCCGCAGGAAATAGCCCTGCCGCGCCTGTCCTGCTCGCCGGGTTCATCAAGAACAGTGATTGGCCGGGCGCAGACAAGATCGCGGCCAAGATCGAGGCGACCCTCCCTCCACAGTTGCAAGACGGCCCGCAGAGCCCGATTGAGCGCCAAATGGCCGAGCAAATGGCCCAAATGCAGCAAGCCTTGCAGCAACTGAGCCAACAGAATCAGCAGCTACAGGGCGAGTTGCAAAACAAGCAGTCTGAGATCGCTTTGGATGCCAAGAAGCTAGCGATCGAACAACAGAAGGTCAACGTCGAGGCCATGAGCAAGATGGCCGAGGCGCGCCCTAGCCGCAAGGTAGTGCAGATCACCGGCCCAAGCGGGCAGATTTACATGGGCGAAGTGGCAGATATGCCGCCTGCCGCGTAACAGTCATAGAGTCGAACCCAAGCCCCTGCGGGGGCTTTTTTGTTGCCCGTAGGAGGCGCAATGTCCAAGAGCAATACGTTTGAGAGTGACTTCCTGGCGCTCATCTTCAACAACACGAACGTGGCCCTTGTTGGCGATGCGACCGGGGTTCGGGGTTCGTCCACTGCGGGCAGCCTGTATTTCTCCCTGCATACCGCCGACCCGGGCGAAGGCGGGAACCAGTCCACGAACGAGATCAGCTACACGGGTTATGCCCGCGTCGCGGTGGCGCGTTCCGGCGCTGGGTTCACTGTCTCGGGCAACACTGCCGCCACGGTCAGCAACATCGATTTCGGAACGATGACTGCGGGCGCGGGTGGTACTGCGACCCATTGGGGCATCGGCACGGACGCATCGGGTACCGGCAAGCTGCTCTACAAGGGCGCTCTTAGCCCGACGATTGCGGTGAGTAACGGTGTCACGCCCCGGATCAACAGCGGAACCTGCGTCACCGAGGACTAAGCGTGCGGGCGAGCTTTGCCCGCAGGATGTTGCAGTATGTCCCGCTGCCGCCTGCGACTTCGTTCCTAGTCTCTGCGTCGGGGGTCAGCACGACCTCTGCAATGGTTGGAACGGCTATCGGGGGCGTTGCTCCCGTGTGGGCGTCTACTCCGAGCATCAGCGTTACGGCTACGGTCAGCGGGTATCAGGCGTTTAGCTTCACGGGTGGCGCTCCGACCAGCGTTGTAGTGGAACCGGGCGACACCCTGCCCGCTTACTTCACGCTGAGTCTTACCGGCATTAGTTGGAGCGGATCGTCCACGGCTGGCGCTACGTTCAGTTTCCGCCTGCGCGCGAGCAATGTGAACGGCTACAGCACGAGCGGAGTTATTAGCGGGACGGTCGCGGCTGCGCCTGCTTCTACTGGCTTCTTTGCGGGCTATACGATCCTGCGGGCTGCGCTGAACTTTGGCGCGCAGGAAAACGACAAGGGATTTGGCCCGCAAACAAAACAAACCGGCTGGGCGCCGCATCCTAACGGGCGCTTGTATCTGTTCGGCGGTGACTTCTCGCCCAGCGGGGCGGGGCTTCCGTCCACGAACTACGCTTGCCAAATCCAGTATTCGCTAAACCTTGCCACGATTACCTCTGCCGGTAAGGAAACGGGTTGGAGGCTGGAACATCCGTACTACCCGACTCCCGGTTATGCGTTCCCGGTGCACGAGGATTGCAACCAAGTCGCGTTTGACACCAGGCGGCGCGTGTTCTGGCAGACGAGCGGCTTTAACTTCCCGTTTTCTGGCACAACTCCCCCGGCTTACGATTCCCCTGGCGGGGTGGGCTTTGTCACTACGGTTGGCAAGTTCGATCCATCCCTGCCGCTGGGTCAACGGTGGATAAATACCGGGGTTGGCTATCTGCCAAGCTCGCTATTCCCGAACGGCGGCAGCGAAACTGAACGCCCGTCCTTCTATGACCCGCTGCTAGACGTAATTTGGGGTGGCCGGAACGGCGCTCCACAGACGTTCTCGGACGGGTGCGTAAAGATTTTCGACCCGGCTGGGCCTGCGTGGCTTGGAAAAGTACGGTTTGACAGTATCCCCAACTTGCAGCCGCCGTACAACGTCACCACGGTAGGGCTTGATGAGGTAAACCGGCTTCTCTATCTTGCCGCGCGCTACGAGATAAAGCCCGATTACTTGTCCCCTATTGGGACTGTGTACCTGCATTTCTACAAGGTCACGATTCCAACCACTCGCGCCTCGCTGCCTGTTGCGGGGACTGGTGTTGATTGGTCTGCTAACGCGACTTTGGTGTGGTCTAACCCACAGCCCACGGTTTTGAAAGCAGTTGGCGGCGTTGGCATCCGCGATGGCGCAACACACAAATATTACAGTTGGCTACTTGGGCCAATCGGCACAGAAAACGGAGCGGATGGCGGTTGGACTGCTCAGGGATACGCTGGGCATCCGGCGCGCGGGAATGGTTCATTTGGATCTAGCAACACGGGTTTCTTGGTTGATCTGAACAGCGGGGCGTTTGAATACACCCAATTCCCGCACATGACTTACGACGATGGGCAGGGGTGGATTCTGCCGAACGTCACGCAATGGGACGCCAAAAGCCGCAGGCTTGTATACGGGACTGCGGACTTTGAGGAAGTGGCTACCGGAGGCGGCGGGTTCCTGCGCCGCGAACAAAATCTGCTCGTGGCTCGCAAGTCGCAACCGTCTTGGGTTCCGTCTGCGTCTAACACCTGGACGCAGATTCCCAACTCGCAAGCCTCGGTCAACTTCACCGGGGCGGATCGCACGCTCTACACCGGAGCCGAGCCTGCGGGCCGGGCCAACGAACTCAACGCAGACGGGCAGAATCCCTGGTTCTACTCGTCGGGCACCATCAAGCAAGCGGGCTCCGTACTGCTGTTCCACGGCGGCGGCGGTCTGGCTGGGCGCAGCAACGCGATTCTGGCTTTCCATGCGAATGAGGAAACGCCCTATTGGTCGCTGCCCATGCCGCCCACGCCCAAGAGCCTCACGATTGACGATGGAGCATGGGCGGCAGGCGGTGGCGGGTTCGCCAATTGGACGTGGGAGTTCAATCACCGCTACGACAACAACCTCACCGAGTCGAGTTTTCCAACTGTGGGCGGCCAACCCACCCCGGTCGCGGTGCATACCTACAGCGCCGCGCAATACCTCGATTCCGAGGGTCTGTGGTTGCGCTTCTCAACGCAGATGGTGCACCCCAACGACGGTGCGCCGGTCTTTGCCAACGGGCAGGGCCGCAACGCCAGCGTGCACGGCTTCGCGTGGAGCGAAACCAGCAAGGCAGTCGCGGATCGGCGCTGGCTCATCAACGCCAAGGCCAACGGTATCGAGTTGGAGTCCGGCCAGGTTGCCAACCGCAACTATGCCAAGCACCCGTGGACCGAGGATGTAGTCGGCGGATCGTCGGGCCGCATTCACTGGTGGAAGCGCGCGAGCAACACCTGGCAGGCGCGGGTAGACGGGTTCGCGCTGCCATCGGACTACAACACGGTCGGCATCGAGCCCGCCAACAACCTCGTGTTGCTGGTCAACGGCAGCGCGGCGCCGTACTGCATTGATCTGGACGCCGCCACGCCAAGCGCGCAGGCCGGGTCATGGACCGGCGCCACGTTCGCGGGTGCGATCAAGTGGACGTGGGACGATGACAACGCCTGTTTCTGGGCGCTGACCTCTGGCTTCGATCTGTTCAAGGTCACGCTCGCCAACAAAGCCACGCGGCAGTGGACCGTCACGGCAGTCAGCACGCTGGGCACCAAGCCCACCACCTACAAGCCCGAGGAAGGCATGACCTTCGCCTGGTCGCGCGAGTTGGGCGGGCTTCTCTTTTCACCAAGTTACAGCAGGCCGATCTGGTTCCTGCGGACGGCAGCGAGGGCGTAAGTCATGGCGATGTTCGTTCAAGACCTGATGGCCGGCAACGGGGTGGAACTCACCTCCCGCGCAGGCGAAACTGGCGCCACCTGGGAGCGTACCTACGGCAGTTTGGGCAACAGTCAAGTCAACGGCGGCTACTTCAACAATGGCGGAACGCAAACAATGTTCCGTGCGAGTGGAACGCCTGCGGGGAACAATTACGAGGTTCACGCCTTTACTACCTATCGCGGTAGTTACTCCGGCTTTGAAATGACCGGGCCTGCGGTGGAAATGGACGGTTCCGGGAGTTGCTACGCGGCAGGCTGGCGGATCGACTCTAACGGCGTGTGCCTCTACAAATACACGTCCGGGTCGCGCACTTTGCTTACCAGCGTTGCGCGTTCAACTCCGAGCGCCGGAACGGCAGTCAAGCTCACCCTGCGCCGCGTGTGGACGGGTAGCACGAACAATCTGACGGTCTATATCGATGATGTTGCAGTCATCACCGATTACCAGGACGCCAGCTACAACGGGGTCGGGCGTGTTGGCTTGATTGGCCGAGAAGCCATCAACTCCACTGGTGTTCTTGGTGCGCCTCAGGCTTACGGGTTCCCGATTGACTCGATTGAGGCTTGGGACGTTGCCGGGGGCGCAAGCATCACCCTTCAACAAGTAGAACGCGGGCGCGGCGTGCTGCGCGGTTTGGGACGAGGACTTTAAGCCATGATCTTCCAACGCAAGTACAACGTCAGTACGACTTCCGGCACGCATATCCGCATTCCGATCATCAAGCGCGGCGTGGTTGACTATGCCGTGTCTGCCGATTGGACCCCGGCAACGGGCGACGTAAAAGTGTCCAAGGACGGCGGCGCGGCGGCGAACATTACGACCCTGCCGACTGCGGTTGCGATGGGCAATACTGCCTATTGGGAGTTTCAGCTTTCCGCCTCGGAACTGTCCTGCAAAACCTTGGTGGTGACGGTTAGCGACTCGGCCACCAAGGCGGTAGAGGATCAGGCGTTTCTGGTCGAGACTTTCGGTAATGCCTCGGCTATGTACCCGAGCGATCCGACTGCCGACACGGTTGACGCTGAAAACCGCTTCCTGACTGCCGTCAAGACGAATTGCTTGGGCACGGTCGGCACGGGCAGCACGACCACGAGCATCGTTACCTCGTCGCTTGACCCGTCTGCCTCGGCCACTGACCAATTCAAGGGCCGGATTGTCCTGTTTACCAAGGACACGACCTCTGCCAACCTGCGCGGGCAGGGCACGGATATCACTGCAAGCACTGCGGGGGGTGTCCTGACGGTTTCTGCCCTGAGCCACGCCCCGGTTAGCGGCGACACGTTCGTTATCGTCTGAGGTAGATCATGGCGCGGAGCGTAAATCGCTTCTCGCGCCTCACCGCACAACGGCACGGCGGGCGCAAGGCTGGCGTATTTCAGGGCCGTACCGTCGCGGAAGGGCAGGGACGCCCGAACCTAGGCAGGCTTTCGCGCCTGACCTCTAGCCGTCACGGTGGGCGGCGAGCGGGTACCTTCTTTGGACGCGGCGGCACTGCTACTAGCTTTGTCGCAGCCCAAGGCAACTGCAACACGGATGGCTTGCAAGGCCGGGCCACGGTTGCGGCCAGCATGGTCGCTGCCAGTGGCTCAAGCACGACCTCTGCGCTCAGTACCGGGTCGCTAGCAAACCGGCCCAACTTCGCCAAGTTCTCGCGGCTGACCTCTAGTCGGCACGCGGGACGCAGGGCGGGATACTTTGCGCGCCTGGCGACCGGCATCGGGGCTTTCGTTGCCGCCGCAGGCTCTAGCACTACCGGAACCCTGTACGGGGCTTCTGAGGGCCTAGGACGCACGGTGGCACGCTTCTCGCGCGTCACCGTTGCAGGCTGGGCAACCAAGCGGCGCGGCAGCTTTACCCGTACCGGTACCGCAGGCAACTTCGTTTCCGCCTTTGGCTCTAGCCAAACCAGCGCGCTAGCCGGGGCGCGGGTATTCCGGGCGAGCTTTACCGTTGCCGATGGCGTGGCAACAACCGCCGCCATGTACGGCGCGCGGACGGTGGCGGTTTCGTTTGTCGCTGCCGATGGTTCCACCCTTGCCATGCCGATGCAGGGCACGGATGCCGCCTCTACGGTCAGGGCAGGTTCCATGCTGCCCGCGTTTGGCAGCAGCCAAGGCGAGACGCTGACTTGCATTGGCGTGACCGCTGCCGACTTTGTGGCGGCGGCAGGTATCGCGGTTGCGGAGTCAATGCAACTCGCGGCAACGGGGCGAATGTCCTTTGTTGCTGCCGGTGGCGAGTCAGACACCGATCTAATCGGGCTGCAAGGCACGGACGCAAACAACCCGATTGCATACGGGCGTTTCGTCACTGCGCTGGCCGGTTCCATCGGTGTCAGCATGGTCGGCACCTATGCGACGGATGAGCCCGTAGCGCCGCCCGCGCAGGCGCCGGATGTTGTGCAGGGCGGGGTCATCGTCCAGCGCACGACCAAGGTTACAGAGCGGGTCGAGTCCAAGACGACCGTTAAGCGGATCGAGAAGCCTTACTCCGATCCTGCCCTGGTGTCGCGGGTGGCCGACCAAGGCTATGCGGTTGCCATGCTGGCAGCTCAAGTCTCGGGCCTGCAAGCGCAGATCGCTTCTCTGCAAGCGGCTTTGTCAGCACCTCAGCCGATGATGCCCTTGCCCCCGGAATTGGCCGCACGGATGCCCATTCAACCCCGTGCGCCGAAGGTTGAAAAGGTGCAGGTTCAAGCGCCATTCAATCCTTACGCAAGCGAGCAAGACGATATCGCCTATGTGGCCTCCGTCCTCGCTTCCATGAAGTAGCGCGCAGGGCAACCGCGCACGAACCGCCTACGGGCGGTTTTTTGTTGCCCGCAACCAAGGATCACCATGAGCGAAGAATCGACCAACCCCGTCGAGGGAGTCGAGGCCGAACCGCAAGCCTCTGACGAAACCGAGGAACTTCTAGACCAAACCGAAACCGAGGGCGAGGTAGCGGAGCCCGAGGTAGAGGAAGTCGAAACCGAGTTCGGGGGCAAGAAGTACAAGATTCCCAAGGCGCTAGAGGCCGAAAGGCTGATGCACGCCGACTACACCCGCAAGACTCAAGAGGTTGCCGAACAACGGCGCCAGATCGAGGCGCAGCGGATGCAGTGGGAGGAAGAACGCAAAGCGGCGGCGGAAGCCGAGGATGAGCGCCTAGAACTCAAGTCAGTGCAGAAGGCTGTCAAGCAGTACGAAGCCCTGGACTGGCCGAGTTTCCACGCGCAAGACCCGGAAAACGCCCAACGGCAGTTCATGGCCTACCAAATGCTGCGCAACAAGGCGCAGGAATTGGAAGGATCAGTCTCGACGAAACAGCAGCAAGCAATGGCCCGCGAGCAAGAACAGCGGCAACGCATCGTGCAAGCGGCCAGCGACTACCTGAGACAGCAAATCCCCGATTGGAGTCCTACGAAGGCGGCAGAGCTTCGCGCTACTGGCGTCGATACGTATGGCTTCGATGCGCGGGAACTGGAAAGGGTAGTCGATCCCCGGTTCGTGCGTCTTTTGCACGATGCCGCGCTTTACAGGAAGTCGCTGGCGAAAGCCTCGGCGCCGGTAGAGCAAAAGCCACAGCCTCAACCAATTCGCAAAGTCGCTGGATCAGCTACCCCTGTAGCCAAGTCCCCCGACCAAATGTCTGATGCGGAGTGGGCGAAGTGGCGAGCGAGGCAAGACGCGCGCAAGCGTTCTGCCTAACCCTCCCTTTCTCCATTCTTAGGAACTGCAATGGCTAACACTACCCTCACGCATCAGATGATCGCCCGCGAAGCGGCGAAGATTCTGGAAGAAGAAGCCCCATTCATCATGTCGATCAACAAGGGTCGGCAAGACGAGTTCGGGGAGTCGGTCAACGGTTATCAGAAGGGCGATACCGTCAAGATCAAGATTCCGCCGACCCCGGTTGTCTACAGCGGATCGCAATTCGCGGGCGGCGGTTCGGCCCCGGACAACACCGAGTCTTTCGTCAACCTTTCGCTGAACACGCAAAAGCACGTCCCGCTGCAATTCGGCGCGAAGGAAAAACTCCTGGAGATCACCGATTTCCGCGAGCGCATCCTCCGTCCCGCCATGCGCGGCCTGTCGTCCGTGGTTGAGGCTGACCTGATTTCTCAGGCGGTGCTCTCGACCCCGAACGTAGTCGGCACGGTTGGCACGACCCCGACCGCGATGAAGACTTATGCCGAAGCGCGCGCCAAGCTGCAACAGTACCTCGCGCCCCCGTCGGATCGTTTCGTCATCATTTCGAGCGAAGGCAACACCGAACTCGTTGACGCATCCAAGGCTCTTTTCCATGCCAAGGATCAGATCGAGCGCGGTTTTCTGCGTGGTTCGCTGGGCGAGGCGCAAGGTGCCGAGTTCTACGAACACCAGTCGATCCCCGTGCATACCTTGGGCAACCAAGCTGCGTGGACGATCAACGGCGCTTCGCAGACTGGCACTAGCCTGAACATCGGCGGCCTGACCGGCGCGCAGACGATCAGCAAGGGAACCGTGTTCACCATTCCTTCGGTGTTCATGGTGCACCCGCTGACCGGCGTGGCGACGAACAAGCTCCAACAGTTCGTGGTGACTGCCGACTTCACCGCTGGCGGCACGACCGGCACGATCAGCATCTTCCCGGCGATCCAGCCGAGCGCCACGGTGCAAAACCGCACTGTGACCGCTTCGCCTGGCGCGGGCGCGACCGTGACCCTTGTCGGTTCGGTTTCGACTGCCTATCGCTACTCGCTGATGGCCCAGAAGGATGCCTTCACGACCGCGATGGCTCCCCTGCCTGTGCTGGCTTCGTGCGAGGGCTACACCGCGCGCCTGCCTTCCGGGGTGTCGGTTCGCGTGATGACCTTCGGTGACGGTAACAACGATTACGAGCGCACTCGTATCGACGTGCTGTACGGATTCGCCTCTGTGCGTCCGCTGCACGCTTGCCGCATCCCGGGCTAAGTTTCTCCCGTGGCAGTGATTGAGGGGGGCTTCGGCCCCCCTCTTTTTTCGGAGCAGCAATGTTTGCCACTTATGACGAGTTGAAAGCCCATGTAGCCGACTG